CCGCATATTCGAAACCATCAGCTTGAACCGGAAACCTTGTGTAGGTAGTGCCAGCCCAGACAATGTTGCCGCTTAGTTCATTGGTGCCAGCGTGGAAGTAATAGGTGGTGGTTGCCGGTGGATTTGACGGGTCGTAATGCAGTCCAGAAATAAGCTGCAGCTGGAAAAGTTCGATAACGGCGCTAGGTGCCAGCTTTTGCAGTTCTTCGGAAACTGCGCTAACCGCTGCCCAAGTGACCGTGCCATCAACGACGTAGCCCTCATCGTTTGATGAGCCGTCGGTTTTGTATAAAACCCTCGGCCAGTCAGGTTCGCTGCTGGCTGATGTGCCAGCAACGATGCAGCGGAAAACAAAGCCCGTGCCTTGCTGGGTCGTGGCACGTCGAACGTCACCAACGGCAAAGGCGGTGCTAGCTGTCCAAGCTGTATAGGCCATTAGGGCTCAAATACCTGGCGGAAACTGGCTTGGATCGTGGCGCGACCCACATACGGGATGCTCTTGCTCCACTCCGAGCACACCCACTTGTACGCGGTTGCTTCGCCCAGCGGCGTCCAGTCAAAGTGCTCTTGGCCAGCGCGGGCATCGAGGAACGCTTCGATAGTGTCGGCGTCGGTTTCGGAGACGTTCCAGGTCAGATTCCACATCTTGGGGTTCTGGTTGACGCCGAAAACCAACCTTTGCTCGTAGCCGTCCCCGAAGCGGACAGTGCGGACCACTGGGGCGCTCTTCTTTTGGGCGCCGTAGGTCGGAGTAATCGAGGGGAACGTGGCCATGACTAGACAGCAGTGGTAATCGTACCGCTAGTTACAAACGTGCAACTAACCCGTTGCACGTCATCTACGGTCGAACTGTACTCGGCGGAATCAATCAGACCAGAAAAACTAACTTTTTTGTTTCCGTCAGTGTCCAGATACAGCTCAAACGATGCGTTTCCGGCGTCTTCGACGGTGTTAATAGCAGAGATTATTGCGCTGTCCGTAGTGTTGTAGATAAGTTCTATAGTCCCACTGCCGGAAATTAGTCCGCCGACATTTCTCTCATAGGTGTCATTGGCTTGCGTCGTAACTATTATTTCTTTTTTCACAGCTAAAGACCACGCGGTTACAGCTGCAATAGCGACGACCGCTCCGCCTGTCGGGTGAAATTTTACTGAACCTTGGTAACCGTCGTAGTAAGTGGTGGTCATGATTAGGCGAGCAAGCCTCCGGGTTTCTTTTGTTTGATTAGCTCAGCTTGAACAGCAGCGCCAATGACTTTGCCCAGCTGGTTGGCTTGGCTGTCATCTCCCTGAACACTACTTCCACCAGCATCAACGTTCACCACGATATTTGAATCCCCGCCACCCAGCTTGTTGTTGGGGACGATGGTGCCCGACTTGCCGGGGACAAACAGCTCGGGTCCGAGCTCGCCCACAATGTAAGGCTTACCAGAACTTACGGAACCTCCGGCTGCTTTTTTCGGGAACTTGTATGGTCCGGCCCCACTAAATATCCCGCCGCCCGCAAATGTTTCAGTCGGTGCTCCGGCGCCAAACATGCCGTTGGAACTAGTGCCCGCGCCACCACCACTGGGGAACAGACTCAAGACCGAGTTCAGAATTGTCATCTGAATCCACTTGGCGATGATCTGAGCGGCCATATCCAAGAAGTAATCGGCAATGTTTTGGAAGAAGCTGGCGAGAGCTTCTTGGGCGGTCATTGCTCCAGAGATGATGCCCTTAAACGAATTGCTAAATGCATCGCCAATTGCTTTTGCCGCACCCACAATTTGAGTACCTATATCGGTTAGTTTCTTCAGTTCGTCCTTTATCTGACCGGCTTCCTTACGGATAAGGTCTGCACCAAGTACAGGGGCAGCCAGCTTTTGCTTTCTTTCTTGGATTTCTTGTAGTTGTTGCTCTGAGTAAATGTTTTGTCCGCGTAATTTTGCAATCTCCGCTTCAATGCGAAGGCGTTCACGGTCTTCTTCCGTGACTGCTTGTTTTATTTTTAGTTCGTAGTCAAGATCACGGATAGTGTTCTGAAAGTCTTCTCTACGTTTTTGCTCTATTGCTGCGGTATCTTGGGCTGTTTTTTGACGAATTAGGTCGGCTTTGGCTTGGGCGGCTCTTGCAATAGCTAATTGAGCTGCAGAGTTTTTCTCCAGCTCCAATGCTTTAGCTGTTTTAACGCCTAGTTCAGTAAGTTCTTGCTCACCTTTTAGCCTGCGAACAAGTAGAGGATCCTTGGCTGCTTCCGCAGCAGCAATTTTGGCTGAGAAAGTGCTTTGTCGTTGGATCTCTAGTGTGATGGCACGCTGCTGGATAAGTACCTTGGCGACGCGTTCTGCTTCGCGTGCAGCGTCTGCAGCACCTTTATCTTTTTTGGGTTTAGGCGCTGTAATATCTCTTCTGTCTTGCGAAGTAACTGGTATTGAGGGAATAGTTTTACGTAAACCGCCAAATTCTTTTAGTATTTGTTGCTGTGCTTCAGGAGTAAGTACGATGCTTTGAGTACCTAGTTCTGAAGCAATACGACCGCCTTTAACGGTGCCAAGTTCGCGTTCTCTTTGTTGTAGGCGTTTTAAGTCTGCTGGACTTAGATCTTTTTTCAGCGATGCTATTTGTTGTCCAGCAGTTATTTCGCCTAAAACTTGATTTACAAGTTGCAGGAATGACGTAAGCGGACCAGCGATTAACACGTTCAACTGGGCAGTCAGCAGATTCCACAAACGTGTTGCTTCGGCTGTTTCGGTACCCAAACCTTTTAATGCTTCGACTCCTTCATTGCCAACAGCCCGTGCCAAATCTGCTGTAAGTAATGCTGCAAGCTCTTCAACCCTGCCCTGTTGTTCCAGCTGGTAAGCCCGCTCGGCTACAGCGTCGCTGCTAAATAGCGACTTTTCACGCATCAGTTCAAGAGCGCTCGCCGTCGAATTGAGGGCAGTCCCCATTTCAATGGCTTGCTTTCCAAATGTATCGAACTGCGTGCCGATGGCACTTAGTGCGATTTGAGCAGCAAAGCCGGCTGGACCGCCGACAAGACCGCCAGCTGCACCACCAAGAACTGCGCCAGGGCCACCGCCGAATAGCAGCGGGAAGCCAGCGCCAAGAGCAACTCCCTGGAACCGCGCTTGTTTAAACGCTGGACTGCCCGGAATATCAAAACCTCCTTTAATAGGACTACTAGGCCCGGTTGTTTTAGGTGGTAATGCCGGGCCTTGAACGCCATAACCTGCGTTTTGTATGCGGCGCCTAGTGTCTTGAGCCTGACGCTGTAAATCGTTAGCAACAGCTGCAGCGTCTTCAAAAAAGTTGTTCCAGCTGGTTTGGATGTTTAAACGTTTAGCTGCCGCGTTATTTTTTAGGTCTGTCGCTAAATCTGCTGCCTCTGTGAAAAAGTTGTTCCAGCTGGTTTGAATGGCTAAGCGTTTAGCAGCAGCATTAGTTTTAAGGTCATTAGCTAAATCTGTTGCTTCTGTGAAGAAGGTGTTCCAGCTGGTTTGGATGTTTAAGCCTTTGGCCGCAGCGTCTACACGCAAATCGGTCGCCAGTTCGGCGGCCTCCTGAAAAAACGCTCGCCATGCCTCTTTAATGCCTTGCTGCTTTACCAGTGCCGGGGGAAGTGCCGGGGTTTGTTGTCCGAGTCCGGCGTCTCCTGGTCTAACTGTGCGTCTGTTAGCTACTTCCTGAGCTATTAAAGAATTTTGTCTGCTTCTCGCGGCATTTGCTTCACCTAGAGCTTGGACGTATTGCCGTACGGCATTTGTTTCTTCCTGTGTGCCAAGCGCTGCTTCGCGTAAATTTGCGGCGGCAACAGATACAGCATTAGAATAATTTTCTATGCTTTGTATAGCCCTTGGCGCTACAGGATCAAAAATACTCTCATCGTTTACACGGGTTATTTGATTAGCAAGCTGGCTAATCTGGTTCTGCAGCCTGTTAAGACGTTCTTGGCCCCTTACGCCGATTTCAATTTCAGCTCTGTAGGCCACGGCGCCGCGTCACTTCCGGTACTTCAGTTTACGCACGAAAAAGCCGCCGGGGCTAGCGGCGGCGTTTGGCTTTTTCCATTTCCTTTTGCTGGTCCTCATTGAGGATCTGGAAGTAGGCGCTCCAGCCGATAAGCTCTTCGGCTGTCATGCGGTTGCGTACTTCGCTAAGAGTTAGGCCCAGCTCCTTGGCGATGCCAAATTGGAGCATGAGCCAGTTGTCTTTGCGAAGTTCCGCGCTCAGGCTTTTGGGTCGATCGGTTCGGCGTCGTCGGTAAGGACTGCGAGCATCAAGGCTTGGAGATCCTTGTCCTTGACTTCGTTCTTCAGAACGTCGATCTCACCAGCGGCAAACAACTTGGCGCCGTTCTCGTCGAGGGCTTTGGCGATCAGCAGCTGAAGGGCGAAGGCGTTGGCGTCGTCAGACTTGGCCTGCTTTTGGGCGCGTTCGCGCTCGGCGGCGGTTAGTGGGGTGACCCACATCTCAAATTCGCTGCCATCGGACAGTTCAACAGTTTTCTTTACGGGCTCCAAGTTGGCTGCCTTCTTGAGGCGGTCAATGGCGCGGACTGGGACTGGCATAACCACTTGAGGTTTGCTCTACTGTAGCGGACTAGAAGCAATAAAAAACCCCGGCGGTAAAGCCGGGGCTCGTTCCCTGTAGGCAGACTATCAAGCAGAAGTGCTGAAGTCGAAGGTCGGGGTGCCGGA